CAATTCTCATCGTGAGCCACGCCAGCATGCTGAATCGTAGATGAATCCAGAAAGGTTTTCTCGTTATCAGAAAATCCGCTCGGATCGTCCTTATATTCGAGCCTCATGCTGGACATTCTGTTGCTAAGGTTCTTTCCGGTGTTTCCGTGGCTCAACATTTAAGCTCCTTTAAGAAGTTTGGAAGGGGGATCGCTCCCCCGTTTGGCGTTTAGTACTCTATCCTGCTGATAGCGTTGGCGTGGATGGCCTCGAAGTCCCACCTGGCGGATACGACCGGGGAGGTAAGCATCTTCAGCGGCTGCTCGTGCATGACCACGTTGATGTCCTTCCTCATGCCCAGGATACCGGCGGCCTTGGAATCGACGACCAGCATACCAATTTCTGAATCGGCGTCATAGTCCCAGGTGTAGGTGGCGGAAGCGTCAGCGACACCGCACACGAAGGGCTTTAGACCGGCTATCTGAGGCATAACGCCGTTTCGCAGGGTGTCCTCGGCGGATGGGTTGTAAGCGGGCTTGTAGTCCACGAACACCATACCCCAGGCGGCGGGCGACATGATAACGGAGTCGGGATAGAAACCGTCAGTTTCACAGAGCGCCTTCGCCTTGATTATGGCAGTTATGCCCTGGTTCGCGCCTCCGGTGTCGTGCTCGTTGCCAGCGGTGTCCAGCAGCTCAGTAAGAGCCATCTGGTTGAGCTGGTTCTCAAGGTTACGACCCATCTTTTCCAGCTCGATAGAGATTATGTCGAACTTGGAGTCCTCGATAAGCTCCCTGGTGATCGGCACGAAGTTACCGTAGGTTTCCGCCTCCAGGGTTATGTAGTTATAGTCCTGGTACATGGCGGCGAACTCAGCGCCCTCGGCCTTCTTGGGCGCGACGCTCTCAGCGTTGCCGTAAGGAACGCGCATGGTGTCGGTTCCCATCTGAACGACCGGGAACACGTTGCGCATGCACTTAGCGGGTTCAGCTCCCTTAAGGACGGTGTTGTATATCTCAAGCTGGACCAGGCCCGCGCCCTCCAGATCCTCGGAAAGAACGAACTCCCTCACGCCGTCTATTTCGTAGATATTGCCGTCCTGATACGCCATCATCTTTTCGGGCAGCTTGGACGCCAGCATCTTCTTTTCCGCCGGACCAGCCGACAGCATCTTAAGCAGGGTTACTAGGTTAGTGTTAGCCATTTTTCATCACCTGTTTAGCTGGAGTTCGCCTGGGTCAGCGGAGAATAGCAGACTATGACGCGCCCATAGCCGCCCCCGGCTATATCGTCGATCGCCTTTCCAATTACCTGGAAGTGCGCGGTTGCGGTGGCTCCCCCGGTCGCGGACTCGGCAGCGGCGGTAACGGTCCCTCCGACCGCGTTATCGTTGGTTTCCACGAAGGACCCAGCGTCGATGGCGGTGGTATCGTCAGCGTTGGTCATGTAAACGATAGCACCGGGCAGCGCCACGGTAACGAGCTCTCCATCAGCGGCGGTTATCAAAGCCACGCCGATAGGGGACTCCCCTGCCTCGGCGACGGCTGCTCGAACGGTGCCCGAAACCCCGGTAGCGTCAATGGACACGACCTGACCGGCGGTTATTGCGCCGCTGGCGGTAAAACTGAAGGTCGGACCATTATTGTGCATAATGGGCGTTCCGGTTACAAATGCAGATATATCTCCCATTTAAATTCCTCTTTACTCAAATTTTCCAATGAGCTTCTTTTCGAACTTCGGTTTGGCCTGGTTCTCAGTTACCTGGGAAACGGGCTTGGCGGTGTTCTCCAAAAGCTTGATCTTGGCGTCCGCCTCCGACAATTTCTTTAGGATTTCGTCGAACTTGGCGGACATTTCCTTATCCTTCTCGGCCTCGCCTTCGGGCTGCTCATCCGGCTTTTCCTCCGGCTTTTCCTCCTCCTTGGGAGCTATCTTTTCCTCGATAGCGGCAACCCTGGCGGCGAGGTCATCGAACAACTTCTTGAATTCCTCATCCATAGATTTTGCTCCCTCCTCGGGAGAATCGTTCACGCTGCCCTCATCGGGCGATAAAAGTTTGTTAGTGTCAGCATTGGCGTTCTCGGTCGGCTCGGGTGCGGACTTGTGCCTTATTAGACAAACATCGCAAGCACCCCGATCCACCACGGCCACCCCGTAGCCGTCTATTGAGACCGCCTCATTGATCTTAGATTTCCGATTGTAATACTCTTCCCCGCCTATCTCCACGGAAACGGCGTTCACCAATCCGTTCTGGACCATTTCGGCGATGTCCCTGGACAGTTGGGACCTGAGATGGAACTGGAGGTCCCCCATTATGGCCTTGTGCTCCGGGGAATAGTAGGTGTTCACGACGTGGCCTATCTTGTCGGCCACGGAACGGGGGGAGCCGCCGGGGTGTCTGGACCACAGCCCATTATCCTTCCAGTTGTTAGCGTACTTCTCCAGAACATCAGCGGAATAATAGCAGGGGGTTCTCACGTTCGAATCGGTCCACGCGCCCTCGGCCAACAGGATCACGTCGCGAACGAGCAAACCCTTATCGGTCCTCTCGAACTTGGACGGCTCGTTCTCCAGGGATGTGTTGTAATATCTCGGCTTGTCCCGGGTGAACGTGTTAAGCTCTATCTTGTCCTTCTCGGCCTGGTCCATTTAGACAACCTCGTCTATCACTGGAATAGTGACACATCGGCAGTTCGGGTGCGCGGGGCAGGGCGGGCATTCGTCCATTGTGAAAATCTTGCCGTGGTAGCTCCCGCATGTGGGGCACATCCTTTCATCGAGCGCGGCCACCCATTCCACCCTCTCGATGCCGTACCTTCTGAACTCTTCATCTTTGGCGGTGTTGAAGGCGAACATCGTTTCCGTCCGGGCCATGACCCTCGCCCTCTGCATGGGAACGGTGGTGGATTCGGAAATGCGCTTGGCGAGTTTGTTCATCCCCTCGCCCTTTACGATGCCCTCGGAAAGCTCGGCCTTGATGCGCTTTTCCATGTCGTCGGTGATCCCCTTGAGGGCGGAGAGGTTGCGCTCCAGAATGACATCGTAAACCCTCGGGTCCACGAATATCTCGTCAACGGACGCGGTAACCTTCCCCACGGAGCGCAGAAAGTCTATGCCACGGCGTTTTCCCGCCTTCAAGGACTCATTGACCATCAGCTCGATGAGAACGCGCCCTGGGTCGGTTATCTCGCTTCCTATGAGGTATATAAAAGCATCGGATAGGTTAGTGAAGTTTATTCTGGAAACATCGGGGGATGCCGCTTCAAATGAACGGCCCTCCAAAAGGGACATCGCCTTCTTGCGGTAGTTCACGAAGAGCGTCGCGATCTTCCTTTCGTAGGTCCGCCTGATGGTCCTGGTCATCGAGGGGTCTTTCTGGAACGATTGCGAATGGAACCGGACCTTGTTGTTGGCCTTCATTTTAGATATTCGTCCAAGCTGGACGGTCCGACCGCCTGCTCGTTCGGTGACTCCACAAAGTCGTTTTCGTCGTAATCCGACTCAATTACCCCGAGGCGGTCCTGAACATATCCTCTAGGCAGGACGGCGAACGGATCAATGGGCGTGGCGCTCATTACCTGGGCCATCCATGCCGCCAGCTTTGCTTCGTCCTCCGGGTTCACTTCGTTGAAAACAAGATTGCATTTGCCGGGGGCTTTGGTTATCTGGTCGATGACCTGCTGAGTGAACGCCCTGGCTAGCTTCTTTTGAATTGCGCCTATCTTATCGTAAAATGAACGGAGCTTGACGTTGGCCGTGGCCTCCGTGGAACCCCTGCCCAATCCTAGGAGTTCTTCAGGAATTCCCAGGGATGTGCATAATCGCATAGTGGACCATTCGCCGTATAACTTGGCGTTGGTCTGCCCCATCTGGTCTATGTTCGAAATCTCAATATCGTGGGAGGTGACGAACTCTTGTTTCGAGTTAAGATTCTTGAATTGCGAGTCCAGCTTTCGCATGGTGGATTCGTCTATGTCCTCGCCTTCCATTCCGACCCTTACATGGAATCTCGGGAAGCCGTGGCGCTTGATCGCTTGTGCGGTAGCTTCGCTTATCATCACATCGAAAAGAATATCGTTATAAGCGGAGTCGATAAGGGAAATGCCGTAAACGGACCCGCCCACGTTCTCTATTGAAAAGTGAAATATGCGCTTAACGTCCAGGGGAATCTCCTTCTTATTGCCGGTAAGCTCCGAGCCTATTACCTGGGTGAAGGATGAAACAAAACCAAAATCGTCAGCGTCGATTCTGAACGATTCGGGATTCCTGGGGAAAAGAGCAACGGGAATATCTGCCTT